ATGGCGGGTTATTTGTCCTGGTTATTCCCCCGTTGTAAAATCTCTCCTAAACTTAACGGTACGGCACCACACTTCGGGGATGAAATGTTCGCGCTGGTACTTTTTGTTTGCTACCTGGATGGCGGTTGTGAAGATATTGTTGTGGATGTCTACAACACGGAACAGCAGTGTCTTTATTCTATGAGCGATCAACGGATCCGCCATGGCGGTTGTTTTCCGATTGAGGATTTTATAGATGGTTTCTGGCGACCAGCACAGGAGTATGGTGATTTTTAATTATTGCAATTGCACAAGAGTCAGTTCGCCCCCAAAGACAGCACCGGTATCAATATAATGCAGGTTGCCAATATCCACGCGATGTCGCAACGGTGTATGACCAAACCAGAAATGATCAGCACCTGTAATTCCCTGCCCTTTTTGGCGTTCACCTAATCGCGAGCGGCTCCACAAGACCTGATGCAAATCAACGTCCTTTTGCCATTCATAAACATCATCTGGATAATCGGCATGAGCAATAACATGTTTGCCGGTACGACTGTGTACTTCAAGAATAAAGGGCAAATGCTGACATTTTTCCAGCGCCGTTTTCGCTTGTTTCTGTTGATTATCTGCCAGCGCAATAAACCAGTCGCCGCCATTCATCAACCACAAAGACATCTGCTGGGATGCCAGCGCATCCATCGCCATCTGTTCATGATTGCCTCTTACCGCACAAACCCAATGTTGTTCCAGTAACTGCAGACAACGTAAACTTTGCGGCCCACGATCGATAACGTCTCCTACTGAGATAAGTAAATCTCGCCACGGATCAAAACGACAATGCCATAATTTGCGGCGCAACTGCTCAAGACAACCGTGTATATCGCCAGAAAGCCAGATATGTCGCCATTGATGACCCGCAATTCTCTGATAAACGGGCGCAGGCTGTTTCATCAATATTTTCCTCCCGCGCTAAAGATCACATAATCTTAACAAGAATGTTAAAAAACGCTGGACTCAGACAGTAGAGTGTGTGTTATGGTTGACTATAAAGTCAGCGAAGGAAATGCTTCTGGCTTTTAACAGATAAAAAGAGACCGAACACGATTCCTGTTTTCGTCAACAAACAACAAAATCTTTTAGAATTAATGTGTTAAATAAATTTATGCTCATCTTTTAATCTCTAACACGTACTATTACATATTAATACATTCAATTAGTTACCATTTTTTTCGAGTTTTTTAGAGAAATTTTCGGGAATATTTCAGGTCAATCCATGCATACACAAGCAATTCCTGTATTGAATAATTCCGTAGCAATTATGTAAAATCATCTCCGGCTGATTTTCATTCAAACTCGCGCTATCGAACGTCCATCAGCCAGCCGTGGCACGTTCTTGCATACGACGTGCCGCGGATCCTATTATTCTAGTATGAAATCCCTAACCGATTTCAAATTCTCCAGACTGCTCAGATTCTCTTTTATCCCACGCTGGCGCTGATAAATCTCGTCATTGCAATCGACCTGCGCTATCGCTGCCGCAGTTCTTCCAGTTTCTGCATCGATAACTCCATCTTCTGAGCAATAAACCTCACCTATGCAATATTTTATGTCAATTATTTCAATTGCATTAATATCTTGAATGGATTACATAGAGTTAATGTATCCAGTACTCCCTATTCTCTTGCATATAATACATGTTGCAACTTACATCTCAGCGCTATGAAAAAACACCACCTCTCTCTTTATGAAATTCTGGATTTACCAAGCGCTAATTTATCATTTCAATCTACCTTTAAGCATTGCATTTATCTCCCTACGAGGTCATACTTTAGGAAGTTAAATATGAATGATAATATACCTACAGCGCGAAATCACAAACAATCGACTTGTATTACAGAAAAAAACATGCCTATCTTTTTAAACTTCACAGCAGGCAGTATCTTACCTGAGAATGAGCTAGCATCTTTACGTTATATTGTGCAGCAAAATCAAAATGATACTGTAATCATAAAAGAACGTTATAAAATGGATATCCGTTATATCGAATCAGTCAATGGTTTTACAGTAAATCCTGTATGCAGTAATCATTTCTCCATATTTATGGCGAGACAAAACACTATTGCTCGCAACCTGGAACAGCAGATCAACAACGGACGAAGTTTTGCACAAATATCTCAGGATTTTATGCTTCAATTATCTTCAAATATAGGATGGAAAAAAGGGGCCGAAAACGCCCTTAAAAATAAAATCCATTCTCATTCATTTGTTGTAAATCCTGATGAATTCTCTTGCGACACACAATTTCTTAAGTGCCCAATAACATTATGCGTTCCAGAAAAAGGGGTTTTTGTCAAGAACGCACTGAACTCCAACATATGCACTCTTTATGATAAGTCTGCGTTCATGAATCTCACAAGAGAACATCTACCCCACCCTCTCAGCAGGGAAAAGATAGTAAAAGAAATGATTATTGAAAGGAATATGTGTTATTTTGACACCATAAGTCAGCATTTCATAATTATGGATGCAGACCAACAGAAACAGCATTGTAAATAAAATGTAATAATTACATACTATTAGTGATTCTCATGCATCGTAAGCGGCTCGCCAGAACCGTATTGATATTTACTGAGCGCTCAGATCAACTTTCCATGGCAACAGATCGCGTACCCGGTTTGCCGGCCAGTCCTGGATATGCTCCCGCCGACAATATTAATGGCCAGGAAATGTTTAAAACAATGATTCTGTTTCCTAACCATCAAGTGTATATGCTGGCTCAATTACTCAATATCTATGGGTTGAGTTCTACCCAAAGTGGCTCTGTAGTCGCTTCTTCTTACAGTATGTTCAGGTGTTGCAGGCACAGTTGTGGAGCGTAGATGCGTTGTTGGTTTACCATGCTCTGGTACATAAAAAACGCCAGTGCCATGGTAACCTGATATAGAAACGTTAATTCCGCGACGTTCAAACTCGGCATAGACGTGTTCTGCTAAAGACCTCTTTTGACCAAATAATGCCCTGGCCAACCAGCCGTTATTCATATTTGCGGATTTTTCTATTTCATCAGGAGAGAAGTCTTTGTTTTTTATTATGTTGGCTGAGTTACAGGATGTTAATCTGATATCATCTATTTCATGAAGATTATGTTGAACAATGCGGTCGACAATATCTGACGGTGATAAAAATTCATCTCCGCACTTAAGAAGAGGTAGACCAGCAGAACCATGCCCAGACAGATAAATTTTGTTGTATTTTCCTGGTGTTAAATCATCTGGCAGGATGGTTTTCATCTCTGTCGCTGTAATACTTATAGCTGCAGCAGCAACAACATCGCTATTACTTGATTGTAGATGGCTTTTATTTGCTCCAGGATATGTAAACTCCATTTTCCTTTTATCAAAATCTTGTTTTGTAGCATCATTCAGGAATAATAAATCATACGGTTTTTTCCCCGTTGTGACTCTTGAAACATTTTGGCCAAGAATATTAAGAGTATAGTCATTAACGGATTTCATTCCTAAAAAAACAAGTAATCCTTCTTTCTCTTGCGCTTTTTCGATTGTTCTCCCTGCTAAAGTTATTGGGATGGATTGAGATTGTTTTGTCGGAACTGATACGCTGGCGCTAATAGGTAGTAGGGTTCTTATGCTAAACATACAACCTCTTTCTTAATTTTCGAACCTGTTTAGGATTCTGTGTAAATTCAAAATAAACCTGTCTGAACATTCCTAACAAACATCCACCGGACATGACAACAAAAACCGGAGCCGGACTCCGGTTTTTGTGAAGCTGTCGGCTATTTCATTCCGCCAATATTTTCCCACGTCCCGTCAGCACGCAGAATTTGCAGCGGTCTTACCACGCACTGTATCTGCTTTTTATCCGCATCCAGTATCACCACCTGCGTGATTACCCTGGCCTGCTCCGGGATAATGCCATTCTCATCGGACTCCAGAATGTCTGCCGGTCCCAGTCGCAGCTGTGCTGTAGGCGACTGCACGTGTTCACGGCCATCATGCTTTCCGCAACCACACAGACACTGCATAAGTTTTTTTAGTATATTCATGTCATTCTCCTGTTCTGCCTGTATCACTGCCCACTTCATCCAGCCCCTTAACATCCTGCCACGGCCCGTCACCAAACCTGACCTGCAAATGCCGAAACAGCCCCTGAACCTGTGTGGCATCTTTGGGGTCAAGAAAGGTCAGTCCGGTGATGAGTGCGCCATCTGTATCCGGGAACCAGCCATTGCTGTTTGTCTCAATAATGCTCGCCGGCCCCAGACGAAAACGGATTTGTGTCTCCCCCGGGTCGCCCTTCGGTCCCTGAGGTCCGGTTGCCCCCACCGGGCCAGCCGCACCTGTTTCTCCTTTCGGTCCCTGTGGGCCTGCCGGGCCTGCCGCACCGGTATCTCCCTTTGGACCCTGTGGACCTGCATTTCCCGTCAGACCGGTCTCTCCCCGCTCTCCCCTGTCGCCTTTCGGCCCCTGCGGGCCTGCCGGACCAGCATCACCTGCCGGCCCCCGTTCACCAGTTGCCCCTGCCGGGCCGGTGTCGCCACGCTCTCCTTTATCTCCCTTCGGCCCCTGAGGACCCGCGGGCCCCGGATCTCCCTTTGGCCCGGGTGGCCCCACCACGGTGGGGATTCGGTTTACGGCTTCTTCCGCCGCTATCCTGCTTTGTTCCGCTGACTGTGCGCTTTCTGCTGACTCCCGGGCTTTTTCTGTTGCTGTCGTTGCGTCTCTGGATGCATTACCGGCTGCACTTTCTGCCGTCTTTTTTGACAACTCGGCATCTGTTGCACTTTGTAATGACTCACTGGCTTTTTGAGCGGCCTCAGAGGCTGAGGACGAGGACGCTTCCTCTGACTTCTTTGCAGAGGCTGCACTTTCTGCCGCCTGCCGGGCTGACTCCGATGCATCCTCTGCTGAAGTATCAGCATTTGCGGCGCTCGCTTCCGCCTTACTGGCTGATATGCCGGCATTCCTCGCGGACGTCTCTGCTTCTCCGGCATTCTTCTTCGCCTCCTCTGCGTGACGCGCTGCTTCTTCCACCATCTGTTCAAAACGACGCAGAGCCTCCGGACGGGCATCATCCTCCGTCATGGCACCGAGAAAATCATTCAGCGTACCCGGTTGAGAATCTTCATACACGGTGATGGTCCCGGCATGTGACGGCGGGAATCCCTCCACCAACAGAATAACGCTGTACTGACCGTACTCAACGTCCATGCTGTAACGCCCGGCTTCATCCGGATTTTCTGAGGCCAGCGTGTTCACCACCACAGTGGTACTGTTACGTTTTGCTTTCAGCTGGATTGTGCAGTTCTGTACCGGTTTTCCTGTGCCGTCTTTCAGTACACCTGAAATCTTTACTGCCATATTCACCCCACAAAAAAGCCCGCCTGAACCGGCGGGCTGTCATAACACTGTGTTACCTGGCTAATCAGAATTTATAGCCGACACCCACGATGAAACCGTCAGTGCGCCAGTCGCCACTGCCGGAACCTTCATAAGCAATATCAATTGCCACGGATTCGGTCGGGTTAAACTGCACGCCAGCCCCCCACGCCAGAGACGTGTTGCTGTGGCGACCGTCATCACTTCCGGTCAGCACATCATGCGTTTTCCCCTTGTTGTCAGTTACGCGGAGATAATCCCCGGAAAAAGTCGACACACGGCTGTAAGCCACGCCCGCCATCGCATACGCACTGAACCATTCATTCACGCGCACAGACGGCCCCGCCATTACGCTGAACCAGCGGTTACGCACGGAATCTTCATGCCAGCGGGTATCGCTGTAATGGGTCAGCTGGCGATTCTTGTCTCCTGCATAGCTGAACGACGTCACCATCCCCAGTGTGTCCGTAAACTCATAACGGTATTTCACGTTAATCCCGTTCAGTTCATCGCTGCCAGGAACGTTCGTCGAGACATGAAGATACCCCGCGCTCAGCGTGGACTGATGTTCAGACGCCCATGCAGGCGCACCGGATACGGCCAGACAAATGGCTGCGGACAAAATGGCAGCATAAAGTTTACGCATAATTACCTCTCGCTTTTCGTAAGCGTGCAGCAAGAACCGTATTGACGGGGATGTGTTATTCAGTCGGCAGTGCTACGCGCCAGGGGAGCAGTTCGCCGACCCGGTTTATCGGCCAGTCGGCTATGACGTCAAGGACATAGCGGAGGTAGCTTTCTGGCTCCACTCCGTTCAGTTTGCACGTCCCGATCAGGCTGTACAGCAGCGCTCCCCGCTCTCCTCCATGATCCGAACCGAAGAACAGGTAGTTTTTGCGGCCCAGACTGACCATCCGCAACGCATTTTCAGCGATGTTATTGTCCGCCTCAGCCCAGCCATCATCTGCATAGTACGTCAGCGCCGGCCACTGGTTCAGGGCGTATGCGAACGCTTTCGCCAGTTCTGAGTGTCGCGACAGGGTTTTCATCTTTTCACGCAGCCAGCTTTCCAGGGATTTCAGCAGCGGTTTCGTTTTCAACTGACGTTCGGCAAGGCGCTGCTCCGCCGTCATTCCCCTTATCTCTGCCTCGATGGCGTACAGTTCGCCGATCCGTTTCAGCGCTTCCTCCGTCAGGGCTGACGGGGTGCGAACGTGCACATCGTGGATTTTACGGCGGGCGTGAGCCCAACAGGCGGCTTCCGTTATCCGGCCATCCCGGTACAGCTCGTTGAACCCGGCGTATGCATCCGCCTGCAGTACACCACTGAACCCCGCAAGATGGGTCTGCGGATGGATGCCTTTTCTGTCCGGGCTGTAAGCGGACAACACCGCCGGCGCCAGCGTTGACCCGGCGTTACGGTCGTCACGAACGTAGGTCCATAACCGCCCGGTCTTCGTTTTCTTATTGCCTGGCAACAGCACCGGGACAGGCGTGTCATCAGCATGGAGCTTACCGTCAGTCAGCACATAGTCCTGAAGCGCTTCTTCCAGCGGTGACAGTAGCCGGCAGCATGCATCCACCCAGCCCGACAGCAGTGAACGACTCAGCTCCACGCCCTGGCGGCCGTACATTTCAGACTGGCGGTACAGCGGGGTGTGCTCTGCATACTTTGAGATCAGCACGCGGGCCAGCAGCCCCGGTCCTGCGATACCCCGCTCGATGGGCCGTGAAGGCGCGGGGGCCTGCACGATGGCATCGCACTGAGTACAGGCATGCTTTTCACGTACAGTCCGGATAACCCGGAAGGCGCTGCGCATCAACTCCAGCTGTTCGGCGGCATCCTCACCCAGATAGCTCAGTGAGCCTCCACATTCCGGGCAGCATGATGCTGCCGGCAGCAGCCGTTTTTCATCGCGGGGGAGTGATTCGGGGAACGGTTTGCGGGTGCGGGTTTGACGCAGCGGGCGCTGCACGGCCGGGTCGTCAACCCGACCGGTAAGGGTATCACTTTCTTTCTGAAGTGCCTTCAGGTCAGCTTCCATCTGTGCGATACGACGGGAGACTTTTTCGGAGCGGCTGCCGAAGTTCATCCGGCGCAGCTTATCCAGCTGTGCCTGCAGATGGTCTATTTCGCGTTCACGCTCGTTCAGCTTTTCCAGCAGGGCACGGTTCAGCGCCTCCTGTTCGGCAAGGAGACGTTTCAGTGCATTGATATCGTCAGGAAGTGAGCTGCTCATACCGGGTATATTACCAGGCTCATTCAGCGTCGACCAGGATAAAGAGGCTTACAACATAGTCAGGGACGTAAGCAGTCTTTTAGGCTGCGCCAGTCGATACCTTCCAGCAGCATCGCCAGCTGTGCCGGTGTGAGGAACACTTTGCCATCCCGGGCTGACGGCCAGGCGAAGCGGCCGCGCTCCAGCCGTTTGGTCAGCAGACACAGTCCATCGCCGGTAGACCAGAGGAGCTTTACCTGACTGCCATTACGCCCACGGAAGATAAAAACGTGACCTGACATCGGATCGTCTTTCAGCGTCGTCTGCACCTTTGCCGCAAGGCCGTTGAAGCCGTTTCTCATATCGGTGATGCCAGCGACCAGCCAGATCTTTGTCCCTGATGGTAATGGGATCAACGTTTGAGCTCCCGTATCAGCAGGTTCAGGATATTTTCGCTGATGGCACCATTCAGACGGAGTGATCCGTGCCGGAACGTCACTTCACAGCTGATATTGAGTGATTCAGGTGTCGCAGCAGCTACAGGTTGTGGACCGGGGGGAGGTTGTAGGGACAACATCTTCGGCATCAAGTGTTATCGGGAGCAGCTCAGGCACGTTGTTTTCTGTTGTTGAAGGAGGACGTAGTTTTCCTTCGCACCAGTACTGGCGACACTTGAACAGCAAATTATCGTTGATCCCATGCTCACGAGCGAGTTGCGCTACGGAGATCTCTGGTCGATGCGAGAGTTCAACCATTTTGATTTTGAACTCAACGGGATAATTAGGGCTTTTTTTACGCACTGCGGTTAATGATTTCATGGATAGCGTCCACCATATTTGGTGTCCACTATTCTCTCAGGAATTTCAGGATCTGCCAGACGGTGCTGAGACGACGCTTACCGCTTTTCTGCAATAAAAAAGGCGCCATTTCTGGCGCCCGTATATGGGTTATAAAATTCAGCTGATACTGATGCCTGCGGTGGCTTTCTTCATCACCACAACCAGCAGATCGCTGATACTTGCTGTGGGATACCAGTTATTTACCAGCCATGCTGACACCGAAAACTCCAGCGTCATGTGACCGTGACCGGCAGGCATATCAATAACGCCACTGTAAATCAGCGTATTATCCAGCGCGGTACGGTTATAAATTTCAGCACCGTTTTTCCGCACTATCAGACGGCATGAGGAGTAAATATCAGTATGCTCTCTCTCATGCTTAGCGCCACTGAATGCCACCGCCGGAATAACAATCTGCCGGTCAAACGGCTGATCGTCATAAACCCTGACGGTAATGGTCCCTGATGGCCACCGCTCCGGTGCACGGGAGTCCCGCGGAAAAGCCTTACCCACTGTTTTGACTATATCGCCTTCAATCTGGTTGGCTGACAGTTTCCCCTTAATCTGACAGTTCTCATTAATTGTGACATTGTTGAGCGTCCCGGCGTTCGCATTCACACTGCCACTGATATCTGCATTTTTAGCGGTCAGCTTTCCGTCCGGTGTCAGGGAAAATGCCGGAGGATTACCGCCGCTGGTAATGGTGGGAGCCGTCAGGCGTTTCAGGAACACGTCGTTCATGAATATCTGATCGCCCTGACCAACAAACATCGGCTTTGTGTTGCCATTCGCAGGATTAATCATCGCAATCCTGTCTGCCGCCAGCAGCACCTGACTCTGCATTCCTGCTGGCGTATTCTCAATACCGGCACCGATACCCGCAATATAAAGGCGTCCGTCCTTCATCTGTTGCAGCTTCACAGCCCACATGCTGTTCAGATTATTATTTGTATCAACCTGAACCTTCTGTATCTGCTGGATCGCTGCACTCTGGTCTTCCAGTTTCTTATTGACGGTCTGCGTGATTTCATTACTGACATCCGTGATGGACGTTCTGATTTCCGCCAGGTCAGGCGCAAGCTGACCGTTATCAATCTGAGTCCACAACTCCTGAGCCAGATGGGTTTTCCCTATCTCTCCTTTGAAAAAATCCAGATAGCCGGATGCATCATCACTCGGCTGGCCAACAGCCTCCACAAATGCCGATTCGCCAACGGTGTTCACACTGCGGATATAAAAGTAATAATCATGGCCCGGTTTGATATTGATACTGGCGGCTATCCAGTACAGCCCCGTGCCAAGGTAGCGGGCTGTGGTTTCAACCTGCCTGATATCGGTAATCCGCGTTTCCGAAAACCAGAACTCAAACTGTACCGTCGGGTCATACACCGCAAGACGCGGGACCGCTGTTATCTGAAAATAGCCCGGTGTCAGCTCAATCTGTGACGGCGCTGCCGGTGCGGCAATCCGGAACGATACCGACGCCGGATCGCCCTGCTGCCCCCACGCATTTACCGCCCGGACTGTCAGCCTGTAGTTCCCCGGCGCCAGTTGCGTGAAGCGGTATGTGGTTTCCGTCGTCCGGGCCGTGCTGACCAGCCGCTCACTGCCGTCATCCGCGACCGCTGGTCAGGCGCAGACTGAAGCGCACACCCTTCACCACCCGCGGCGTGTCCCATTTCGCCTGTGCCAGATACTGACCGTCAGCCGCGCTCACCTCCACCGTCAGGTGCTGCACTGCCGGTGGAATAACGCTGTTCAGGGTGCCTGACTGCGGCTCAAAGCTGGCCCCGTTATCCACGATGGCTTCTTTTTCCGGTACGTGCTGCACCGCCGTGATGGCAAAGGTGCCGTCCGTGTTTTCCCGGATGGAAACACAGCGGAACAGGCGACGACGCAGTGACGGCAGGGAGAGTCCCCATACACCGTATGTCGCCACGCCATCCGGCAGGGTACTGACCTGTATCCGGTCCGGCGCGGGGTGTGCGGTGATGTCCACACTCACCGGCTTACCGCTGCCGTTAATCAGGTTCACCGTCGATGTACCTGTCTCCGGCAGTGTCACCTCACGGTCCAGCGTCAGGGTGCGGCTGGCGGCATCAATGGACAGGACACGTCCGCCGGTCATGGTCCCGGCATAGTCGTTATCACAGATTTCAATAATGTCACCGGGTGTGTGACGCAGCCCCTGTGACCCGAGCGTGAAATCCACCGTCTGCGTTTCCAGCAGTCCGGTCTTTATCACCCACAGCCCGGCACGGTGGGCCTGACCGCGACTGGTGCAACCGAACGCATCCATCTTCAGCAGGTTGCGCCCGTAGCGCAGTATGGCTTCCGGGTCTTCCACCAG